GTTTCCAGTCACGATAATGTTTGGCTAGCACGAGATCCTAAAGAATGGAACGGTGCACCCAAAGATACAAGATCCTTGGATTTGTTCTGGGAGCGTAATTTCTACCCTTCAATTGAAACCCTTGCAAATGATTTGTACAGTAAAGGTTTGATTGAAGCTGGTAAATATGTAATTAACATTGATTGGTAATATCATGGAAGAGGAGAACGAAAATAAGCCTATGACTTTGACTGAAATGATTTTCAATTCTAAGTCACCTTACAACAACCAATTCCAGGGAGGTGATACGCGAGTATTGTTTATATGTTCTGCAGGGTTGCTTCGTTCTGCTACAGCAGCACGGATCTATGCAAAGAAGTACAATACTCGTGCGGCAGGATCAGCACCTTATGCTTTGATCCCCGTAAGTCATGAACTACTTCTTTGGGCTGATGAGGTCGTATTTGTGAGTGAAGAAAATTATCTTGCCACAAAGATCAAGTTCGATCTTGACGAAATCAAAGCACGAGGCACAATCATTACTGTCCTGAACATCCCTGATAATTTTAATCATATGGATGAAGATTTGATTAGGATTTTTGAGCAAGATTATGAATCCTTGGAGGATTAATGTCAACACAACAAATCGCAGCTATTGCAATAGGTGTACCACAAGAATGGTTGTCCCAAGAGATTCAAGATAAACTCGAAAAGATTGGAGGTAGATTGTTTAATAACAATTCTAAATCTCCTTTCTTTGGTATTCCCTTTGTTGAAGTGATTGACACTTACAAGGAACTGAATCTTGGGAACATCGCTGACGGAAGGTTTGTGTATGACCTGTTTGTTTTGTCGGATAAGTTCAACAGGATTGCAGGTGTTGAACCTACTGTAGTTATTATTTGTGATACAATCTAAGGGGAATAAATGGGCTGGTCTAGTGGCGCAATGATATTCGATCCAATGGCTAAATGCATTTTGGAAAGTAGTCTGACTCGTAAAGAGAAAGTTAGGTTCCTTGTAGAGTTGATTAAGGCTCTTGAAAATAAAGATTGGGATTGTCAGTGTGAAAGTGCTTATTTCAATGAGCCAATTGTATTGGCTGCATTCAAGGAGTTGCATTCCGATTGGTTTGATTCTGAGGGGTATTTGATTTAAGGAGTAATTGAATAGATGGCTGAGTTTATTGGTCGTTCGAGTTGTGATCATTGTGGAAGTAAAGATAATGGAGCCATCTATGACGATGGTGGTTTTCATTGTTTTGGTTGTGGTTTCACAATTCCTTCTGAAGAATATAGAAAAGATAAAGGATCTGGATTTAAGAAATCAAGACACAAAATTGTTAAGGCTGTTGAAAAGGAGCGAGTTGTGAGTAAAGTGTTGTCTGAAGAAGATAAGAATCACGTTAAAACATACGGTGGATTTAAAGCTGGTAACTTCCGAGGTATTCATGATGAAACCTTGAAGTTCTTTGGTTGTCGAACCGAACTGTCTGAAGAAAACGAAGTCAAGATTCGTTACTATCCTATCACCAGAGAAGATCAATTAGTCGGTTATAAAGTTCGTGAAATCCCAAAGAAGTTTAGTACTTGGGGTGATGTTTCTGGTACGGTTGATTTGTATGGTGCTTTCCGTTTCCGTAACGGAGGTAAGTATATTCTGATCGTAGGTGGTGAAGAAGATGCTCACGCTGCATATCAAATGTTCAAAGAATACGCAGACAGTAAAGGTTCTGAGTTTGTCACAGCAGTTGTTTCTGTGACCACTGGTGAAACCTCTGCACAAAAGCAAATCGCAGCTAACTATGAGTTCTTGAACTCGTTCGATAATATCATTATTGGGTTTGACAACGATGAGGCAGGTAAGGAAGGAACCGATAAAATCATTTCATCGTTGCCTAAAGGTAAGATCAAAATTGCAACATGGACAAAAGGTAAAGACCCAAATGAAATCTTGATGAAGGGGCAACATCGTAGTTTCATTCAGGATTTCTACGCTGCAAAACAATATGTTCCCGCAGGTGTACTTTCTTCTGATAGCTTGTATGAAAAAATTATCGAACAGGCCATGCTGCAAAAAGTACCAATGCCCCCATTCTTGACAAAGCTAGGTAGTATGATGGGTGGAGGTCTTGCTCTAGGTCATATCATGAATGTTGCAGCTTTGACGAGTATTGGTAAGACAAGTATTGTCAATGAAATGATTTACTATTGGATCTTTAATAGTCCTCACTTAATCGGTGTCGTGTCTATGGAGTTGAACAGTGGTCAATACGGTGAGACTCTATTGTCTCGCCACATTGAACAGAAACTTGCAAGATTGTCTAATGAAGACAAGCTCGACACTTTGAATTCTGAGTATGTCAGGAAGAAGGGACAGGAGTTGTTTGTCAAAGAAGACGGCTCACCTCGTTTCTATTTGGTGGATGATCGTGATGGTACTGTCGAACAGATTCAAAATGTCATTGAGCAAATGATCATTTCATCTGGTGTTAAGATCATTGTCATTGACCCTTTGCAGGATTTGATTGAGGGTATGTCAAACGAAGAACAAGGTTTGTTCATGAAGTGGTGCAAGAGTATCATTAAGAGTCATACTGTGTCTTTTGTTTTGATCAATCACATGCGAAAGAAGGCTGGTGGTGATGATTCAATTAAGGTTTCAGAATCCGACATCATGGGTTCAAGCACAATTGCTAAGTCTGCTTCGTACAATGTCTTGTTAGCACGAGACAAGGATGCGGAAGATCCTATTGAACGAAACACAACGTATGTCACAATGCCTAAGTCTCGTTTGATTGGGGAAACTGGATCTGCTGGGAAAATCTACTACGATAGTCTTACGCATGTCATGCACGATTTTGATGAGTACTGGAACAATCCAACCATCCAAAAACCGATCAAAGCCGAACATGTCGATGTTGAACCAGAAAACGAAATTCCTTTTGGTACTGACTTCGATGCTGGGTTTGTATCTGAGATTCCTAACTCACAAGATGCCCCGCCTGTAGACTTCTGACAACGCCCCGCTTGACGCGGGGCTTTTCTATTTGTAGAATAACAAGATGCAAGAAAGGAGAACTATGGACAAAAACTACATTGATCATCACTGGATCTATGATATAGAAACATATCCTTCAATATTCACTTTCACCATTGTTCGTGCCGATGGTGAGTATCTTCGTCAGTACGAAATCTCAACAAGAAAGAGTGATCAGCAGGCTTTTGCTGCCTGTCTTCGTTACATGATCAAGAACAAACAGAAGATGGTCGGATTCAATAACATTGGGTTTGACTACCCTGTTCTACATGAGATCATGCAGATGTTGATTCAGAGTAAAGGTGCGCCCTGTGAAATTAAAGCGAAACAAATCTATCGAATCGCTCAAGATCAAATTGCATCTTTCAAGTCTGGGTTTGGTAAAACCATCAAAACAGAAGATTGTTTGATCAAACAAATTGACTTGTTCAAGATTCATCATTTTGATAATAAAGCAAAGTCCACTAGTCTGAAGATGCTTGAATTCAACATGAGATCAAATAATATTGAAGATCTTCCTTTCCCTGTAGGGAAGAATCTTACTCATTCTGAAATGGATGAATTGTTGGCGTACAACAAGCATGACGTAATGGAAACTTTGAAGTTCTACCGGGAGTCTTTGGAAGCTATTCGTTTTCGTGAAAAGCTTTCTGAGCAATATGGTATCGACTTTACTAACTTCAATGATACGAAAATTGGTAAAGAATACTTCATCATGCGTCTGGAAGAATCTATGCCTGGGGTTTGTTATTCTCATACTCCAAGAGGACGAAAGATCAACCAAACAAAGAGAAAGTTTATTCGAATCAAAGATTGCTTGTTTGATTATTATGACTTCACGTTGCCAGAATTCAAGGCTGTAAAGCAATGGTTTGCAAATCAGATTATCTCTGAGACAAAAGGGGTTTTTTCAGACATTGATGAGTCTAAACTTGGTGATGTGTCCAAATACGCAGAAATGATTGTAAAGCGTAAAAAGTTCAAAGGTACTCCAACTCAACAAGATATTGATTATTTCAAGAATGAACATCCTCTTGGTTGGGTTGAAGTTGAAGAACTGAAGGCATTGGAGACTCTGTTGGATTCGAACGGAGAACCTGTCTATGAAATTTCAATTGACGCAAAAGGTAAAGAAAATAAGAAGAAAGTCAAAGTACCAAAGAAATCATATTGGGGTTGTTGGAAAGAAGCTTCTACACTAAATGTCGTAGTTGATGGTTTCCGTTGCGACTTTGGTGTAGGTGGTATCCACGGTAGCTTGTCTAACAAGATTGTTGAAGCAGAAGAAGGTTATTTGATTATTGATGCTGATGTAAGTTCTATGTATCCAAACATTGCTATCAGTAATCGAGTATACCCTCAACACCTTTCTGAGAAGTTTTGTGACATTTACGAAGATGTTTATAATCAACGTAAGTCTTTTCCGAAAGGCTCTGCAGAAAATGCAGTGATGAAACTAGCTCTGAACGGTGTGTACGGTGATAGCAATAACGAGTTCAGCCCTTTCTATGACCCGCAATACACAATGACAATTACAATCAACGGTCAATTGTCCTTGTGTTTATTTGTGGACTACATGAAACAGGCTATTCCTGATGTAGAAATCATTCAGTTGAACACTGACGGTTGTACTGTTAAGATCAAAGAAGCTGATAAAACTAAATATGATTGCGTCTGTGAAAAGTGGCAGAAACAAGTCAAATTACAACTTGAGTATGCTGATTACAAGGCGATGTACATCCGTGACGTAAACAACTACATCGCTCTATACACCAACGGTAAAGTTAAACGCAAAGGAGCTTATCAGTATGAAGGGCTTGGATGGCATCAAAACCAATCTGCTTTGGTCATTCCGAAGGCTGCAGAAGCTCAGATGTTGTGTGGTATTTCGATTGAAGAATTTATTGACAATCACATGAAAAACCCAGACAATAAATGGGACTTCTTGTTGCGTACAAAAGTACCTCGGAGTTCTAGACTTGTCATGATTCTTGATGATGGAACTGAAGTACCTCTACAAAACATTTGCAGATACTACCCAAGCCAACAAGGTGGTAAGCTCATTAAGTTCATGCCCGCCTTGGAAGGTAAAGAAGATCAGGGTGAACGTGC